GATGCAGACACATGACGAATACCGTAGGCATTACTTGTGCTTGCAATGTTAATTTGTTTGTTATCAGTAGTGGGTTCAGTTACGGTAATAGGACTGGTACCGGCGTAACTAGTTTGGTCAACAGCAACACCTTTAACAGCAGCACCATCAGCAAGTTTAGCGCCAGTTACCGCATCATCTGCAATCTCCTTAAGATACCGATTCTCTGCATCATTAGCAATGTAGTTAACCCAGTTCCAAGTCGTTCCACTAGTCGTGTACTTAAGACGTACAGCAAGACCAGAGTCACCGACAAAACCTGCAGGTACACCTGTAAGAGGAGTAAAGGACTCAATGCCAGTCGCATTAAGAACTTCAATGTAATCCCCGTCAGACGGAGACCCAGGAATAGCAGCAACGTTTGCATAAGGCGTAAACGCCACAGCATTAGACGCAGCAGTCAAAGCAGCTGCTGCATCATTAGCCGCTTGAGTTGCAGTAGTACTAGCAGCATTAGCAGTTGAAATAGCAGTAGGAGCTAACGCTGCATTCTCCGTAGCTTCCTGTACCGCATACAGCGTCTGCAGCGTGTTATCATTCAAGTCCTGTGCACGAATGGCGGAACCTGCAAAGAACGTAGCTTGTGCTGCTGTAACATTCGTCTCACGGTAAATACGGATCGCTACACCGTTAGCCGGTGCAGTGTTAAACGAAACAGTTGTAGCGTTGGCAAGAGAATATTCACTTGTAGCTTGGTCAACACCGTCAAGACTTACCTTAACGTCTGACTCTTCGAGATATGGAAATGTAAAGGAATAGGTTGTAAGTGAACCATTCCCGGTGTATGTATTTTCGGGGTAAGCCATTTACGCTAATAGGTAGTTGGGAGTGGGTGGATTAACGATTCTCAAGAATAGGTGTATAAACCTTACCACGGGTTTGATGATACTCATCATTACGTTTGATAAAGCTGCGGTTACGCATATCCGTAGAAGTACTAAGAGAGTTTTCAGCAGCGCGTTTAGCTCGGCGTAAAGCCTGGTTAACTTCACGATACAAACCCTTCCAAAGGTTAGGATCAATATCAGGAAGATTAGGATTAGATGCCCGATCAACTTTAGCTTGTTTAATAGAGCTGCGGAACATTTCAGCAGGATACTTCTTCATGATCACTTGAAGATCACGTCTAAAGTTACCATCTTGCCCAATACGGCTGTAAAGCTCTGACTTCTCCTCAGTCGAATACTCAACACCAAAACGGTTTTTGTTGAACAACGGACGGCTATCGTACTCAATATCAATCAAGTATTGACGCTCAGGACTAATTTCATCGTACTGTTTGATGGGACTGTAAGCGTTCCAAGCACGAGTAAAGAAGTTTTCAGAGTAGCCAACAAGCTTACCATCAATCCAGTCATACTTATTAGGCAGTGCACTAGAAGGATCCAAAGCATCGAGATATTTGTTACGGTTACGAAGCAGTTCAAAGAACTCTTGATTGACTTCACGTAGTTGAGGTGACATAAGACGACCCAATTCATTACGGAAACCGCTGAACGGAACTTGAGCACTAGCAAACGAAGCAAGCCAGCGGCTCATAGCTGCGGGGTTACCACGCAACACATCAAACATCGGTTCAACACCAGCCAGCATAGATTTGTTGGTAAGATTAGCAGAAAGCAAGAATCCCATCTTGTTAAGGAGATCGCCTTCATCTTGCTGAGTGATAACATCAAAGTTATCCATAACATCAGCAGTCAAAGCAATCCAATCAGAGATACCAGGAATGCCATCATAGCTATACCATTTACCATCTAAACCTTTAATTGTCCTAGGTTTCCAATCAAGATCTTGACGAGTCTTTTGACGAGAGGTGTCGTAATGACCATTACCACGCAGACGATCATTAAGGAACAAGCCAGCAGCCATACTTACAGTAAGCGTACCAACAGCTTTACGTCCCAACACTTCGGCACGATACATGCGGAAAGTGTTTTCAATGTTCTCATCAATAGGTTTACCCACTGAACGAAGGATTTCAATAATCTCTTCACCAGTAAAATCATCTAATTTCTTATACGCAAGTTTATTATACTCACGTTGAAAAACAGAGATAGGGGCAAATTTATCAGCCATTGCCAAAACGTTAGCAGATGTCCGTGGGAACATCAAAAACGGTTTAATAGCAGGTACGTGGTTAATCAGTGCACCAAGAGCATCTACCGAAGCATTGTCCAAGTTCAAAGCAATCTCACGACTTGCATGATCAACAGCTTTATCAGTAATCATACCGGTAGAATCAAACATCTCCCGATACAACTCATCGTTAGCTTCTTTAAGAGTCTTACCGTTAAGCGGAATATCACCGTCTACAAACTTGTCATAGATGCGACCACGAGCTTCAACGTTAGCCATTACAGCACGGGTAAACCCGTCAAGAGCTGTCATAGCATTGGCACCAAACCGCAGTACCGGGTTTTCTGCAAGATCATTAAGCATCTTAGCATGTTCCCACAGAACCATAGGACCGTTATTACCGTCTTTTTCTGCGGCAACTGCATAGGAGAACAGTGCATCCATATTAGCTTCATTCTTACGTGCGATGTCGTCACGCATAATATAACCCACAGAACTGGGGTCAGTAGAAGCTTTATGGAATACCTGCATCATATGCTCTGCGCCCTTAGAAAAGGAGTCAGTAAGAGCAGTGTATTGGAACCAAGCACGTTTGATCAGCTTACCATCACCACGCAGCATAGCGCCAGCAAAAGCAGTAGTAGGCTTCAGCATCATCATAGATGAGTTACCGAAAGCTGCTTTCAATGGAGTGCTAATGGCAGACAGCACAGAGTTATAGATGTTAGCCCAGTAGCCTTGAACAATAACGTTTGAGACCTGTGGATTACCATCAATAAAACCTTTATGAACATCACCCAAACTTTCTTGAGCATACCGATTAAGCTTGTAGAGTGTGTCTACTTTACCATCAGTAAACTCCCATGCCATTTGCAACGGCATAAGGTAGCTAGGACGTTCTTTAGAAATCTCACGGAAAGTATTAGTAGTAGCCTTGGCTCGTGCAATAAGATCAGATAGAGCATCTTCCGTGAGAGCACGGGCGTTCTCTGCCACATCTTTCATAGCCTCAGGGTTACGTGCCATCCTGAATCGGTTGAAAAGATTCAAGTTAGCAAGACCAGCACCACGGTTATAGGAGGTAATACCTTTCTCAACGAGCAGGTACTCCATTCTATCTAGGATCTGTTCTTGAGCACGTGCTACTGCATCATCAGCACCTTCCATGTAACGTGCACCCTCAGCCAAGTCAGCCATTTGACCACTCATAGAAGTAGCCAGGTAAGCTTGTGCTTTGAGAGTATCCATGTTCATGTACTCATCCATGTAGCGTTTAATCGCTTTGAATGCAGCATTGTAGCCGACATCACTCAATGGACGTACTTCACCTTTTAGAGTATCAACCGAGTTCTTGAAGTTATCAAGAGTAGCTTTGAGCATACCCTTATCCATACGAGGATCAACAAGAATCTCAACAAGCTCATCACCTGCTTTATCAATTTCTGCAAACGATACTTTACCTAATTGATACTCATAGTCATACTTACCTGAGTTCTTAATGGTATCAGCCAGCATTTCAATGACTTGACGGCGAGTAGGAATACCACCGTTAGTCATATATTTTAGTGCACCTTCACTAATAATGTTAGCTAGGCGACCACGACTGCCAAGGTTCTTATTGATAGCAGCTTGGTCAGCTGCAGCAGCAAGAATACCACCGTCATCAACAGAACGGACACCTTCTTCAGATGCATCAAACATGTTTTGAATGCCAGGCATCGGCTCATCCAACACAGGATTAGCTTCAGCCAAGAAATCACCCAGCTCATCAAGAGCTTCTTCACGTTTTTGAGCAGCAGTCAACAGTGTGTTTTCAACAGGATCAGTTGAAATATCCTTAGCCTTTTTAACTTTGGCAAAGAAAGCAGAAGCAGTTTCATCCTTAGGAATAAAACCTGTAGCTTCCTTCATACCACGCAAAGCACGGGCAAGACGAGCAGCAGACTGAAACAAATCAGTACCAACACCCAAATAAACACCCTCATTGATGTTCTTAAGACGCTTGGTATCTGTGCTATCGCCATTCATCGTAGCGATGTCATCAGGAATCCAGCTCCAGGTCTTAGGCCAAGTAGCCTTCAACCAGCCACTGAGGTTATCATCAAACTCATTAAGACGGTTAGTAGCATCTACCCATACACCAGTACCAGCATATGCACCTGTTTCACCTAAAGTTTTAACCAGTTGGCTTTGACCCAACGGGTGTCCAACACGCAGGTTGACAGCTTTACCGGCTTTAACTGCTTGACGACCCAACGCAATGTTAGGGGTAACAATAGAAGAAAGTTCCCGTACAGCTTGATTAACATCATTCTTATACTTTGGACCCTTCTTAAGGTTAAGACCAGGGATCTTATTCAGCTCATCAACAACATAGTCGTTCAAACCTTGACCAGGAGCAGCCAGGAAGTCCACAAGACCCTGAAGAGGTCCAAGAGGCTTACGGTCACCGTAGTTCGCGTACATGCTCTCTTTTTCTTCAACTTGCTTAGGTGCAAGTTCTTCTTTCTCTTCAGTAGGTTGCGGTTCCTCTTCTTTTACAGGCTCAGCCTGAGCAGCAGGTTGTTGTGCTGCTTCAGGTTGTGCTTCACCTGTAAACGTTTGAATCTGCTGTTTAGAAGCTTTTTCAGCATCAACCTTTTCACCCAGGTTAGTCAGAGCTTCCTGAGACATTTGAAACTGATCACTTGTATCAGTATCAGGATTGTTGTCGTACATCAGGAACCTCCTCTCATCATGTCTTGCCGGGCAGAGCGGAGAGCTGCAGCGGCTTTAGTTCTCATAATACTAGCTTTGTTAACTCCATCAGAATAGTAACTACGCCCACCACGGTATTCAAACGAAGCAAATTCCTTGGCAAGCTCATCTAGTGCTGCTTCAATATCATCACTCTTGCCATTTAAATAAGCACCAACTTTAGGACGTTTTTTGGTAAGAGTAGCATCAAACATACGATCCTGGTTTGCAGGAGTAAACTTGTCATCAAGTGACAGTCCAGCACGTTTAGCAGCTTGTTCTGGATACAGGAACTGATAAGCGCCTACAGCA